CAAAGAACACTAGAAGATTGGGCTTCTTTTAATATAAATGATAGAACCAAGCACGATGCATCAATAAGTTCTGGGTTAGCTATCATGGCATGTAATAAAAATAAATATAGACCTATCCCCGAGGTTGTAAAACAACCTGTTAATTTAAATTTTTCTAAATATAACAACAAGGGTGGCACATCAAAAATAATTAATAGATGAAATTAAACACTGGTATTAATAGTGCATTTCCTAGTCAGATGGTATCTGAAGAGGAAAAGAAAACTTTAGAGTATGGTTTGCTAGTTGGGCAAGCTATTGAATACGAGTGGTTTAGAGGAGGAAGAGTAAATGGAAGCAGGTGGAATACAGGTTATCAAAATTTCCATAACTTAAGATTATACGCTCGTGGCGAGCAAAGTGTTCAAAAATATAAAGACGAATTATCTATTAATGGTGATTTGTCTTATTTAAATTTAGACTGGAAGCCAGTACCTATTATACCTAAGTTTGTAGATATAGTTGTTAACGGTATAGCATCAAAAGATTATGAGATAAATGCTTATGCTCAAGATCCTTTTTCACAACAATTAAGAACAAAATATGCAGCTGACATTATGAGAGATATGGCAGCAAAACCTTTTTTAAATGAAATAAAAAACAAAATTGGTGCTGATTTATTTGCAACAGCTAATCCAGAAGAGTTACCAGAAACTAAAGAAGAACTAGAAGTTCACATGCAATTAAACTACAAACAGTCAGTTGAAATAGCAGAAGAAGAATTAATTGATAATGTTTTAGCTTTTAATAAATATGATTTAACTAAAAAACGTGTTGTTGAAGATGTCGTGACAATAGGTATTGGAGCTTTAAAAACTTCTTTTAATAAATCAGAAGGAGTTGTTGTTGATTATGTAGATCCTGCTAATTTAGTTTATTCATATACTAATGATCCTAATTTTGAAGATATTTATTACGTAGGAGAAATAAAGTCTATGACTTTGGCAGAAATAAAAAAGAAATTTCCATATCTTACAGACGGAGAAATGGAAAAAATGGTTAGATACCCTGGGCGTGATGGTTATATAGCTAATCCTAATTATGATAATGATTTAGTTCAAATATTATTTTTTGAATATAAAACATTTATAGATCAAGTTTTTAAAATTAAAAAAACTGATACTGGTTTAGAAAAAACATTAGAAAAACCTGATACATTTAATCCTCCTGAAAGCGATAACTTTGAAAGAGTTTCAAGAAGTATAGAGGTATTATTTAGTGGAGCCAAGGTTATGGGTGTTCCACAAATGCTTGAATGGAAAATGGCTGAAAACATGACAAGGCCTAAAAGTGATTTAACTAAAGTTAACATGAATTATGTTATGTGTGCTCCTAATTTATATCAAGGTCGTATAGAATCATTGGTTAGTAGGTGTACAAGTTTTGCTGACATGATACAGCTTACATCTTTAAAATTACAACAAGTAATACAGCGTATGGTTCCAGATGGTGTGTTTGTTGATGTTGATGGTTTGGCAGAGGTTGATCTAGGTAATGGTACTAATTATAATCCACAAGAAGCTTTAAACATGTATTTCCAAACTGGTAGTATAGTTGGTAGAAGTTTAACGCAAGACGGTGATCCTAATAGAGGTAAAGTGCCTATTCAAGAATTACAATCATCTAGTGCTAATGGCAAAATACAGTCATTAGTAAGCACTTATCAGTATTACTTACAGATGATAAGAGATGTAACAGGTCTTAATGAAGCAAGAGATGGTAGTCAACCTGATCCTAACGCTTTGGTTGGTTTGCAAAAAATGGCTGCCAATGCATCTAATATTGCTACAAAACATATATTAGACGCCAGTTTATATTTAACCCTTAGAGCTTGTGAAAATATATCTTTAAGAGTGGCTGATATGTTAGATTTTTCTTTAACAAATAATGCAATAAAATCTAGTATTGGTAAATTTAATGTAGCAACATTAAAAGAAATAGAAGATCTTCATTTATATGATTTTGGTTTATATTTAAATTTAGAACCAGACGATGAAGAAAAAGCTATGATAGAACAAAATATTCAAATGGCTTTACAACAAAATCAAATATATCTTGAAGACGCTATTGATATTAGAGAAATTAGAAATACATCTTTAGCTAATCAAGTTTTAAAGTTTAGAAGAATACAAAAACAAAAACAAGATCAAGCTGCACAACAACAACAAATACAAGCACAAGGTGAAGCTAATGCTAAAGCAGCAGAGCAAGCTGCTATGAGCGAAGTTGAAAAACAACAAGCTTTAGCTCAAACTGAAATACAAATTGAACAAGCTAAATCTCAATTTGAAATACAAAGGATGGAACAAGAAGCTTTGATTAAAAAACAATTAATGGCAGAAGAGTTTCAATATTCTTTACAATTGGCTCAAGCGAATAATGCTAGAGTTGGTGAAAAAGAACAGTTTATTGAAGATCGTAAAGATAAAAGAACTAAAATTCAAGCAACTCAGCAAAGCGAACTTATAAGTCAAGGACAAAATGATGGTTTACCTAAAGATTTTGAATCTTCTGGTAATGATACATTAGGAAATTTTGGCGCTGAACAGTTTGCACCACAATAAACTATTTATTAATTTTTATTATATTATATTATGTCAGAACAAGTAAAAGAAGAAGGCACGTTTAAAATTAAACGTAAGCCAAAACAATTGGTAAAAGACGATATTATTAAAGTCGATTTATCAAAACCTAAAACAGAAACAGATGCCATTCCAGTCGGAGAAACAGAGAAAGTGGTTGTGGGCAAACAAACCGGAGATAGCCCTGAAGTGGACAAACGAGTACCAGAGCCCAGCCCGGTTTCTGAAATTAAAGAAGAAACCAAACCTATTGAAGAAAAAATAGAAGAAGAAATAGAAGAGATAGGTGAAAAAATTGAAGAAAGAGTTATTGCTCCAACTCCTGAAGAGGCAAGGGAAGTAGCTAAATTACCAGAAAACATTGAAAAAGTCGTAGACTTTATGAAAGAAACTGGTGGTACATTAGAAGATTACGTTAGATTAAACGCTGACTATTCTAATGTAGACAACGATACTTTATTAAGAGAGTATTACAAACAAGCTAAGTCACACTTAGATTCAGAAGAAATTAATTTCATGATTGAAGATAATTTTTCTTTTGATGAAGAAGTGGATGAAGAGCGTGAGATTCGTAAAAAGAAACTTGCGTATAAAGAAGAGGTTGCTAAAGCCAAAGGTCATTTAGAAGGTTTAAAAAGTCAATATTACGAGGAAATCAAGTTGAGACCTGGTACGACACAAGACCAACAAAAGGCTACAGACTTTTTCAACCGTTACAATGAGGAGCAAAGCACAGCTCAACAACAGCATGAAAGTTTTAAATCTAATACTAACAAATATTTTTCTGAAGAATTCAAAGGTTTTGATTTCACTGTAGGAGAAAAAAAGTTTAGATATGGGGTTAAAAATCCAAGTGAAGTTGCGACTAAACAATCCAATATTACAAACACAATTAAGAAGTTCTTAGATGATAAAGGTAATGTAAGTGATGTTAAAGGTTATCATAAAGCTATGTATGCCGCTGAAAACGTTGATTCTATTGCAAAACATTTTTATGAGCAAGGTAAATCCGATGCTACTAAAGATCTTATTGCAAAGTCTAAAAACATATCCGATGACGTTAGGCCTTCGCCTAGTGGAGACGTATTTGTTAATGGATTAAAGGTTAAAGCTATCAGTGGTCTTGATTCTTCGAAACTGAAGATTAAAACAAGAAAATTTAACTAAAAACAAAACAATTAATTATGGGACAAATTACCCCTGTGTTTGGAAGTATAGTACCTTCTCAAACTCAATTAGCACTACAAAGCAATTATTTAGCATTTAATGCTGGTGGTGCAAATGCAAATGACTTTGCACAACAATACTTACCTGAGGTTTATGAAGCTGAGGTAGAGAGATACGGAAATAGAACTTTAAACGGTTTTCTACGTATGGTTGGCGCTGAAATGCCAATGACATCTGATCAAGTAATTTGGTCGGAACAAAATAGATTACATGTGTCTTACAACAATGTGAGTCAAACTGGTGGTGCAGGTGTTGCACAACTAGAATTTGTTTTAGGTGGAACTCCAGTCGTATCAAATGCTATTTTTCCAAATGATACTATTGTAGTAATGAATCCTACTACAGGTGTTACACTTAAAGGTGTGGTATCTACTAGCTTACCAGCTGGTATAGGGCAAAGAGTTATTGCTTATCCTTTTACTGCTCAAAACTGGGATGCTTTAGGAGTTGGAGCTACAAACCTTAAAATGTTTGTATATGGTTCTATTTTTGCTAAAGGATCTGCTGGACCTGTAAATAATGGACTAGCCATTGGATCTTATAAATCTATACAACCTTCATTCACTCAATTTTCTAATCAACCAATTATCATAAAAGATTCATTTGAAATAAATGGTTCTGATATGGCTCAAATCGGTTGGGTAGAAGTTGCTACAGAAGATGGTACATCAGGATACTTATGGTATCTAAAGTCTGAGTCTGAAACGAGACTAAGATTTGATGACTATTTAGAAATGGCAATGGTAGAAGGTGAATTAGCTACTGGAGCTGGTGGACAAAGTTTCCAAGCTCAACAAGGTAATATTCAAGGATTCAACGGTGTATTTAACGCTGCTGGTTCTATCAATGCTTATGGATCTCAAGGTCTTTTTGCTGCTATTCAAGCAAGAGGTAATGTAATGTCTGGCTTTTCTGCTGGTACAGGATTATCTGACTTTGATCAAGTTCTTAAAAATCTAGACACTCAAGGAGCTATCGAGGAAAACATGCTTTTCTTAAATAGAGGACTTGATTTAGATTTTGATGACATGCTAGGACAAATTTCAGGTGGAACTGTAGGCGGAACTGCTTACGGATTATTT